GCCAGTTTGTTTGACTTGTCGCAGCGCCCGTCACGTCAATAGTTTCGCCCGTTTGATCTGTGATGACGGGAGTGCCAAGAGATGTATTTGCCGAACCCTGCGGTGCTGTGCATGTCGGGTCGCCAATCAAGAAGCGCCCCGTCTGCCCCTTGAGGCTCACAAGCCACGCGATCCAGATGTTTGCGTCCTCACGACGCATTTGCGGCAGAGTTACATCGACCTGCCACATCTGCCCAGCGTAGGCGTGAGCCTGACCCGAGAACGTAAACGGGGACATGCTGTAGGCGACAGCGTTTACCGCGGTCAATTCAACCGTGCGAGGCGTGACGTGCGTTGGAAGTGTCAAAGGATATTGAATAGCCATTATGCAAAAGACCTTCCGTAAGAGCCGCCACGCAGCTTGGCATCGGCAACAGCAGACTTCGCGCTCTCTGCGATCTGCGGCATGAGTTGCTTAATCTCGGTGCGGACGGTTTGCTGCACGCCTGTGCTGACGTTGATGTTTTGCACAACGGTCACACCTGAGCCGCCGCCGCCCTGCATTTGCTTTGTCTGCGCAGTAGTCATAATGCGGCCATTTTGCTGCGGTACAAACAGTTCGCGGCCATGCTCGCCAACAACCGTAGGAGATCCAGATTGCACCGTCCCGCCGTGCGCAGCCGCTCCGAAAGCACCGAAGGCCGCGCCCAAGATGCCCCCACCGCCTGCCCCAAACGAACCGACAAGCCTTTGAACCACAAGCACTCGAAACAGTTCTTTAATGATGTCGGCTGCCATAGACTTGAACGCGTCTTTAGCGCTCATCGTGCCGTCAATCATACCCATGAACGCGTCCTCCATGCGGCTCTCAACCATGGCCATCGTGCTTTCAAGGTTGTCAGCATCAAAGCCAAGCTGCTGTAGAGCCGGTGAAGCTGCAATCATTTCGTTCAGCATCCGAACATAGGCGTCGCGTGCGCTTTCGGCCTCATCTGCAATCTTGCGAGTGCCAGAAGCCGCTGCCGCTACGGGATTCAAGATTTTGCTGGCTGCAATAGCGGCTTCGCCATAAGCGTCAACAGTCTCAAAAATGTTGTCCATCATCTCATCAGTAATCTCAACGCCGCTAGCGTAGAGGTCATTGATAAGCTGCGTCTCACGCGCCTCTTTCAATTTGCTGATGCGAATTCTTTCGCGATCTTCGGCAGACATTGCACGCAACCTTGCCTGCTCGCGCATTTCCTCTGTTTCCGCCTGCAATCCAGAAAGACCTTCGACAACAGCCTGACCAGATGCCCTTTGCGAAATAACAGCTCGCAGGTTTGCCTCTGCCGTTGCCAAATCATTTGCTGACTTGGCTGCCGCGTCAGAGTCCTCTCCCATGTTTTGCAAATTGGATGAGTGCCGCATTTGAGCGACGTTGAACGCGTATAGCTCTTTTTCTAGCCCTTCATACTCGCCCGCCAATTCTCTCAACTGGTCAGCGGCTTCAGTCGATACAAACTCAGGGATGTCATAATTGATGATTTTGTTTGCGGCAGAGGCTAGAGACGCTAGACCCTGCGCGCTGCTGACAAGCAATGGCGCAAGATTGATAAGCGCAGATGACAATTCCGCATTGATAACACGCGACATAAGGTCAAGCTGCGTCTGAGCATCCTCAGCGCCTCTAATCAAGTCCTCGTCAATCACAACACCAAGTTGGCGGGCTTCCGCTTGCATCCGCGCCATGCCATCAGCGCCTTCACGCAGAAGGTTCAACATCGGCGCGCCACTGCGGCCAAATAGCTGCGTTGCAATCGCCGTCTTTTCCATAGGAGTCGGCAGCTTGTTTATTTCCTCAGCGATAGCGCCCATTGCGCCATCCAAGCCAAGGTTGATTAGGTCGCGCGCGTTCAAGCCAAGAACTTCCAAGGCGTCCTTTGCCGTGCCGATGCCTTGAGTGGCCTCAGCCAAGCCCTTGCCTAATTTCTCAATGCTGTTGTCTAGAGAGCCTTGAGCGACGCCTGCGCTTTCAGCGGTAACACGCAAAAGCTGCAAGGCGTCAGTCGTGATGCCAATTCTGTCGGCAGTCTTGCCAATCTCGTCGAGCTGTGAGGTTACGCTTTTAACGCTTGCGACAAGAGCGCCCGCAGATAAAGCAGGCAGAAAAGCAGCCACAGACTTTGACAGCGCGCCAAACGCCTTCGATGTCTTGCCCAGACTTTTGTTAGACTGCTTGGAGAAACGCTCAACCCGGCGCTGGTTACGTTCCATTGCCCGTGCGAACTCTTTGTCCTTGGCGGAAAGAATGATGTTCAGCTGCTCTGCACTAATTGCCATCTACTTGCCTCACAAGTTCGCGGTATTGCTCTGAACTCATGGCCTCCGAACCAGCTTTTTTAGGGCTGTGCGCGTCGGTCCAGCCTTGGAAAACAAGCCATGTGTCTTTCGGCAGCATATCACGGATTTCCTCAGGACGTAACCCGATCACAATTCCGTTGGCAATCAGGCCGCGAACATTCAATCGGTCTGGCTTAGGTCCGCCTCGGTCTTTTTTTTTGCGTCATCCATCGCGTCCGGCATAAACGCCACGCCCACGATCGCCTGCGCCACCTGATAAAGACGCATCAGGTCGTCGGGATTGCACTCAGAGACAATCTTGTCCGCCTCGTGGTCCTTATTGCCTGCGCCGACCAAGCCAAGCGCCACGATGTCCCGAACCTCAGTAGATGTCGGCTTTTTGCCGCGCCCAAAGAACCCGTCCCACAAGTCAAAGATGCCTCGGTGCTTGTCCTCAAACCGCTCAATCTCACGATTGCGCAGAACAAACGTATAAGAGGTGCTGCCGATATACTCGACAACACCCCCACGCGGCGCTTCAGCCGTGATGCTCATTAGGCAGCCGTGAACGTGACGACGCCATTGCTTTCGAGGCTGATGCTGTAGGTCACACCGCCTTCAGTCTCGCCGCCGAACTCAAGCGACGTGATGCGGAACCCGCCAGCGTATGTACCAAAGTCAGGCACAACAATTTCAAAGTTGCAGGCGTTGTCCGCAGCCATTGCGACTGTGTTCATGCGCGCTTCTGCGGTGCTGTCCTCAAAGAAACCATCGCCGGAGACAGAGACATTTTTCAGACCTGCCAGCGTTTCAGTCCACAGAGCGCCCCCGGGCGTCGTGCAGTCTGGCGTAGTCACGTCGATGGACGAATTGTTCACCGTCAGAGATTTAGAGTTAAGACCGCAAAGATTTGCAAATGCTTCCGATGCTTCGCCATCGCCGATTTTGACCAGCAGGGCGCGTCCAAGTTGTTTAGCCATGATGGCCTCCTTTAAGAGCGCTTGCCCACAGCGCGGTATTTAGGCGATTTCTTCAAGCATAGCCTGAAGCGCGATAACAGCCGTGTAGCCACGACCCTCAGCATCTCTTGTAACCGAAAACGTCTGGAATATCAATTCAACCAGCGTGAAGCCTGTGACCGTGACAGCCGTTTCCTGACGGTGCAGCGCAGCCTTAACTGCCTCAATAATCCGAGCCGCCTCGACGCGCCCAGACGCGCTGCGTGAGTTAGCCTCAAGCGATACAGAAACCAACGAGCCTTCTAGCGTGTCGGTGTCAAAGGCAACTGGCGTGATTTCACCAAAGCGCAGATATGGAAACACAACGTCCTGTGGCGGCTCATCGTAGACGCGCGTTGACACAAGGTCGGTCACATCAGAGTTGGCCACCAGAGCGGCGCGCAGGCCTTTCTGCAATGCTAGGACAAAGCCATCAGCCATTGGTTGCCTCCTTGATGCCGCGACGAATAGCAGCCTTCATGCTTTTTTTGAATTTTGGGCCTTGCTGCCTTTGAGCAAGTCGAATGTAGGGCTGCGCTGCGGTTGTGCCGCGATCTCCTTTTTTTCGGCCAAACTCAACCGCTCTTGCTTTGATCTGCGCCTCTTGTGTTGGCGGAGCAGCTTCAACGGAACCGATATATTCATCAGGGCGCTTTTCATATTTCGTATGAATCCACCCTTTCAACTGTCCGCTTGCAACAGGCACAAGGCTGCGCGCCATGCGGGCTGCGGCCTCTGTGTTGCGGCGAATAGATTTAACCATCTGTTTCTCAACAGCCTCAGGCATACGGTCAAACTGCTTGGCCAGCTTCTTTGCGCCCGTCACCCTCACGACGCCACCCCGCGCTCAAGCAGGAACTCGATCACAGTGTCTTTGGCATCAACCTGCGTGACATTCTTAATTGCCCACGTCGTTCCGCGAATAGATACCCTGTCCGCCGCTGTAACGCCCCGTGTGAAGCTGTCAGAGCGACAGCGCATAGTCGCCATGCCCACGTCCAGCAGTGCGCCACCCTCGATCTTTTCCTTGCCCGTGCGCTCGCGCATATCAGCCGCGCGCGTGCCAAGATTGGCCCATCCTGAATAGACGTTGCCATAGTCGTCAACCGCCCCCTCAGAGAGCCGCTGAAAGGTCGCCTTTTCGCGGTATAGGCCAGCCTTAACCATACCAAGTCTCGCGGTGCATGTTCAGAAGGGCTTCATAGCCAAACGGGATGTTGGATAGCTCATCGAAGCCCGTCTGCTCGCGGTTGTCATACCAGTGACCGACCATCAGCATCATCGCATGGCGGATCGTCTCAGGAACGTCTGTTGTCGCATCACCGTAGCCCACGACGTACTCCACCTTGATCGCGTCGGGCCGATCCTGTGTGACAGGCCAGTTCTGCCCAGACTTAGGCCCAATCGTCGTCGCTGAACCCGTCCCAAACACCTCATAATTGCTCAAGGTGTCGGTCTGCAAAACGCCATCAACGTCGTAATACTTAACCGCAGTCACCGATTGGATTGGCCCAAGCGTCAGGCGGATGCTCTGCGTTGGGTTTGGCCCAATCCACTGGCCCCAAGTCTGCGTAATCATTGCTTGCCCAAGTGCGCCCTTGGCGTCGGTGTAAGCCACAGCCACGTTGATCAGACGGGTCAAAATCACGTCATCGTCAGAACTTTCAACGCGCAACTGCTCCTTCGCCTCAGAAAGCGTTATCGGCGTCGTTGCTGGTGCCGTGACAAGCTGCAATGCGTTGAAATTCTGCAATGGCTGCATGGTTTCTATTCCTCAGAGACCGCTTTGCGCGTGGTCGTTTTCTTAACGGCGCGCTCAACCTTGGCAGCGGGTGCTGCGACAGCCTCAGCGATACCAGCCGCGACAAAGCGTTGGGCCTCTGCCGCGTTGCAGTCAATCACATCGCCAACGTTGTGCGAAAAATTGATGCCAGCCATCGAGGTGAGCAATTTAACCTTTGGCATGATCTGCCTCCTTTGGGTCAGCTTGGGAAGTGGGGCGAACTTGCCGCCCCACCGAAAAGCTGACCTTAGGCAGCGGCCAGTGCGAGGTGCTTGATGGCTGCGGTGTTCGTCAGCACACCGTCGAAGCGGATGTAGCCGAGAATACCGAAGTCTGGTGCGAAGCGCTCGCGTGCAACGTAGAGCGAAGGTGCGCCCACTTTGCGGACGTAGAACTTCGACATGTCACCGAACAGCATGACCTTGGAGTCAACACCGGAACCCACGTTGTCCATCGCTTGGTTGACAGCGATGCTGTAGCCCAAGAGGCCCTGCGGGATGCCAGCCTGATAGTTGCCCATCTGCCAGAGGTAGTTGCCGTCGCCGTCTTTCAGCTTGCGCACAGCGGCCAAGGTGGCGTCCGCCATCATGATCGCAGTGTTGGGCGAGGAGCGGTAGGCAGGATCGACAGCGTGGATCAGGTCGATGATCTCGTCAGCAGTGATGGCGTTGGTTGCGGCTGCAACTTTACCTTCTGCCGAGTTGGTCACGATGCCTTCAACATCCGAGGAACCGGAGCCAGTTGTCAGCTTGCTGTTGGCGATGCGGCCAAGGCGCTCACCAAGCAACTCACCGAGCAGGCTTTCCATGTTCATGATGCTGTCTGCGTTCAGTTCTGCGGACCAACGAAGCCACTCAGAATCGAAGGCAAACGCGCCAAGCGACTTCTGACCGAAGGTCACGTCTTTGCCACCGTCGTCGGTTGGCTGCGTGCCTTCTGTGTGAGCCTCTGCGGTGACAGCAGTGTCGTCAACAGTTGGGATGTTGAACGTGCGGCCATCGGCGGAGTTGATAACGGTGAACAGGTCGTTGCCATACATCGGGCCTGTGGCAATCATCGCTTTTTCAATGAAAGTCGCCAGTTCCGTTGGGACAGTAAAGCCACCAGCAGTCGTGGTGCCGCCAGTTTGCACACGATGCTCTTTGAGAACATTGCGCACTTCGTGGTCAACAAAGCCTTCACCACCAGCAGCGATCATTTCAGCGAACGCAGCGCGGTAGTCCATTTTGAAACCTTCGTCCACTGCGGGAGCGGAACGGTTTTCAAAAGTAGGGCGGCGGTCGAGGTCAACAGCATCGCCAGCGCGAAGTGCTTTTTCAACCTTGTCCATGCGGTCTGCGCGTGCAGCCAGCTTGTCGTGGTCTGCCATCATGGCGTCAAACTCACGCTCGATCTCAGCGGCGCGGGCTTCGTCTGTTGCGTCGGTTACTTCCGACAGCTTAGAGCGGGCCTCGGTGGCGATGTTCGCCATTTGCTCCCGCAGGGTTTTAATATCAGCCATTTTAGGCCTCCATCTAAGGGAACTGGTCTGTCATCACGACGATCAGTCCGAGCGCTTGCCCAAGGCGCTGGGAAGGGCAAAACAGCGGGAGTCCGCCGTTATCTGTTACAGCTTGGCCTTCATGCGAAGGCGACGTGCTGCTTGTGTTTTAATTTGCTCAGAACGGTGCGCCTCAAGAGAACGCAAACCAATTTCTGTTCCGCTATATGCGGGCGTCGTGACAATCGCCACGTCGTGCAACTGTAGGTCGCGGATCATGCGCTTCGGCATGTCGCCGCTGTCGTCCCATTCCTGCCGCGTAGGCACAAAAGCAAACGACATCTTGTCCAGATCGCCGCGCTTCATCTTGGGGACAATGCTGCGAACATCCGGGTCAGAGCCGTCAAGTTCCGTCTCCATATATAGACCGCGCTCATCTTCAGTCAGGCGAAGAGTGCCAGACCGCGTGCGCGCAAGAGGCAAGCCTTCATGATTGATAAGAAACACCACGTCATCCTGACGCTCAATCGCGCTTGCAAACGCGCCGCGCTCGATCACCTCGGTGAACATGCCTGCAATGTTTGTTTCCTCACCAAAGACAGCCGCGTAACCGGAAACCCGGATCGCTTGATCATCGTCCTCACGAATTTCGAGAGGCTGCGCACCAGCGCGGATTTCACGTTGAGCCATGTTGGCCTCCATATCTTTTGCCGAATGTAACACAGAACCATCACCTGCGTCCACACAGCCCCGCTCATCGTCCTCTTGGGCCAAGATACGACTAGCCCACGACTGGCCTGCGTCACCAGACCAAAGCGCCCACGCGATGCGCCCGTTGCTTGGGTAGCCATCTTCACCGGGTCTAAAGCCTTCTGCTTCCTTGTTGACCTCATGGCGCGCAAAAAAACTATTCATGCGCCGAACGGTGTCCATGCTCAAGTTCTTACCATTCGAGATGTCACGCGCGCGAGCGATACCGACCTCAGTGCCACCACGGCCAAACTCACGACGCCAAGCAAGGCCGCGTTCGGCCTCCTCGCGCATAGCCTCATTCGGTGTCGGCATCAGGGCTTCCCGTCTGTTGAGTGATAGGCACAGTGGCACCTTGAACCATCAGACTGTCGCCACCTTCAGCCGGAGGCATGTTTTCGATAGTCCGAACCTCGTTGGGCGTGCGGATCGCGTTCTGAATTGTGGTCGCGTGCGCTTCCATACGGGTCTTGAAGTCACCGCGCAGAAGGCCATCAACATTGAACTCGACGTATTGCTTGGAACCGCGCGGGAACAGCTTCAGGTTCATCTCCTGCTCAACCTGCTCAATCCAGCGTTTCAGCGTGTGCTTGACGAACTGCAAATCCTGTTGCTCGGTGTTGCTGAACGTCCCATGCGTCAAATCTTGCAAGAAAACAGGCGGCAGGCTGTAAATGCGGGCGATCTGCTCGATGCTGAAGCGTTGCAACTCAATCAACTGCATTTGCTCAGGATTGAACCCGATTTGCTTCATCTCATGGCCCATCGGAAGCGCCATAACGGGCCGACCCTCACGCGCCAGCTTTGCCGTGGTCTTGGCCACGTCATCAGATGCCCGTGCAGCCGCAGCGCCGCTCTGGAACGGCCCTTGCAGCACAACAGGGGGGATACCACCGCTTTGGAACGCCTTGGCCCCGTAGCGGCTCGCTGCGATAGCCATGCCGATGGCGTCACGGTTGGTCGAGATAGGGCCGCGAACATCAACGCCGTTTGACTTGAGCATAAATGGAACGTCGATGACCTCGTTTGCCGCATAAGTCACGCCGTTGCAGATATACACCCTGATCTGACGCTTGCCTTCGGTGCGATGCTCGACGCGCGTTTTCTGCGGGTCAAGCGGCCACAAGTTTTTGACAGCGCCACTTCCTGAGCGCTCAATATAGGTCACGCAGCGCCCGCCAGTGAACACTTGGTCGAACATATACTTGCGCCACTCAAACGACGACATGCTATCGTTGGCCACGTCGTGCAGGATGCCCTCAAGCGGACCTGTTGCGCGCTGACGCCCCTTGGATGTCTTGCGGTAGACGTGCAGCGGAAGGCCAGCCAGCGTGCCGCTAAGAAAGTTGACCGCAGCCCAGACAGCAGGAACGCCTAGAGCGGTGTCAGTGTTGACCGTCACACCAGCGGACGCAGTTAGTTCACCCCAACCCATCACTTGCAGAAAGTCCTCTGCCGAGACAGGAGCGTTAGGGTTTTCCAGATTGCGCGTCTCCGCTTTGCGGAAGCGGTCAAATAATGCCATCACGAGCGTCCTCGATGTTTGCAGCAAATTAGCACATCAGGCGCTCATGGTAAAGGCAGGGCGGTCTTAGCCGCGCCCACCTCGCCATGGCTTACCTAAACACAACACGCAACGACACATCTCGACCGCCAAGCCTCGCCCTGCCGCGCCCAGCCTTACCTTGCCCTGCCTCGACCGCCTTTCCTTGACCAGTGCGCCCGCTTATGCGGACTGCACCACACCGCGCTTGGGCGCAGCGATTTCCTCTAAAGCAAACAGTTCGTTTTCATCAAACGCGCCTGCATAACGATCTAGCCAAGACCTTAAAGCAACCGCGCCTTGCCTGCGTAATTCAGCCATTGCCTCCGGATCGTCTGGATCAAAACGCGTATATCCGCCGCCATGCTTTCGACTTGCCATTGGCGACACATAAGCCGGATATTCCCGCTCAGTGATTTGAACCACATTCGCTTCCGTGGTTTCGACCTTGGCTTTGATCCGAAGCCCGCTTGCCATTTTGCGTGCAAGATGGATGCGGTGCTGACGTGCCGCTTCGGCATCATCAATGCCAAAGAACCAATCATAAGCTTCGTGATCCGGCTGGCCTTCCAGCCAGTCAATGAACTCAGACGCGACAAACATATTGCGCCCGCTCTCCGACAAATACCCATCAATGATGCGCTGCCGATCTTTACTTGTAAAAGCCATTTGTCTTCCCTTTCTGTTTTGCAGTGGACCGCCATGCCAAGCCCGAACTCACCCGACCAAAACAGACCTCACCAAGACCGCCTTTCCTCGACCGCCAAGCCGCGCCCAGCCGCGCCCTGCCTTACCGTGACAAGCCTCGACCGCCTTACCTTGACCGCGTGGGGCGACCTAAGCCGCCCCCGCCAATATCATGCCGCGCGCTTTTCGCGCTCCTCTTGCAGCATTTCCATAAGTTCTTCGGTTTCGTCATCGTAGCATTCTGGGTTATCCAGCGCCGCCTGCTGCACATCGCGCGCCTCTGCGGTGATTTCATCCCAGTATTCTTGGAAGTCACCAAGATCATCGCCTGCGACCGAAAATGTGCCAAACGATCCGCGCCCCTTTTCTTGCCGAAAGTCACCGATCCCAACAATCGCGCCCGCGTTTTGCAGCAAAGAAACAATGCTGTGCGCGCTCAGTGTCGGCGTAACATAGGCAATATCAACCTCTGCCACCCAGCGAGGCAAAAAAGCCCGCGTGCGAACGTCCGGCGTTTTGTTCATATCGGCCGATCGCACAACGTCCATTTTGAGATAAGGCTTGCCCCAGACTTGAATTTTCATTTCTGGCAAAAAAATCAAACGCTGCACGCTTGTCTTTGTGACGCCAGGCGTTTCCAAAGCCGCCGTTGCCATTGCGCCCTTTACGCCCGGCGCTGGGAAGCAAAGCAGGGTTTCGCCGTCGCGCTTACGATAGGCGCTGTCACGGTATTCTTGCTCTGGATCGTGCTTAATTTCTTTGCGCTCGGCTGCGGTTTTTTTGCCGCCGCCGATCAGCAAAGACCGCTTGGCCTTGGCACTCATTGCGTTGAAGTAAAGCGGCGTCGATCCAATCATGCGCAGCTTAACGCGTCCCTGCTTGAGCGCGTCAATGTGAAGTGTTCCAGCTTCTGCTTTTTTGATAGCCATGTTGTGCATCCTTGTCTTGCGGACGCACGTCGCCTGTCGCATTATGCAATCAGGTCAACCGTGCATTCCGGTTGGCTTAGAGAAGGTTAAGCGGCTGCAACCGCCACCTTCTCGAACACATAAACATGAAAATTATTTTTCTGCAAGAACTATTTTTCCAGAATAGTATTTTTCTCACGACTCCAATTCAAACGCTGGATCATCCCAAGGCGATGAAGCCGTGACTGCCTCGACCATAGCCTCGCTGCCCAGCGCCATAGCCAGCGCAACCAGTCCGTCAATCCGACCGATAGACTTGGCCTTGTTTAGCTTCCTGTTGCCTGCTGGGTCTCGCTCTGCAATCGCATTGGCCGCGCACATGTTCAGGACCGGGTTGTCACCGTGCGCCAGCTTATGATCGACCACCAGACGCTCCAGCTTGTCCACAGCGGGTGCCATGTCCTTAAAGCCCTGACCGAACGGTTGCATCGGCAACTGCACGCCGATCGTGTCCAACTCGCGCGTGAAGTCGTTGATCCTCCATCGGTCATATGCCAACAACTGCAAGTCAAAGTTTTCCGCCGCCTCTGCAACGTGCTGCGCAACCACAGCCGGAACAATCACAGGCCCGTCAATCAAGGTGATGAAGCCCTGCTTGGCCCACACGTCATAAGGAACTTTGTCCTCCTTGGCGCGCTCTCTGATGCCGTCTGAAGGCATAAAGAACTGCGGCACGACGTGATACTTATCACCGTCGGGAAACACCATCACGAACGCCGTCAAATCTCGGCTGGATGACAGGTCCAAGCCAGCGAAACACGTCATCCCGCTGTCGATCTGAGGCGCGGCTTTGTTTGCCTCCCACTCACCTCGGCTTAGGAACGGGCTTGTCGCCTCAATGCGCTGGTTAAGAAACAGCCACCGAAAGCTGTTCTCTTTAGCCGGAAGTCGCGCTGCCTGCTTTGCGAAGTCTTGAACATCCTTCAGACTGCGAAACTCGCCAAGCGCCGGGTTTGCAGCCTTCCACGCCTTGCGATCCATGACCTCGCAATCTTCTGGCGCCGTGTAAACGTGACTGACAATCCGCTTGTCTTTGGCGTTGGCTGCGTCATCGAGCCAGATGCTAAACAGGTCGCCGTCAGTCGCAGCCTGCGTGCTGATCGCAATCAGCAGCGGGTCATCGTGCGCACCCTGCGCAGTCTCAATCGCCTCGATGAAGCTGTCAGTTGGCCCTCGCACCTGACCGACCTCATCCAAAATTGCCAAGACAGGTGACAAGCCGTGCGCCGTGCCAGCCTCAGCACTGATCGCCCGGTACTCAACATTCATCGGCAGGCCGACCAAAGACTTTTGCGAAGGCACAATCTTGATAAGCTGAGATAGGCGCGGAGAAAGCCTGACCATTTTTTCGGCCAGCTTAAAAACTAGACTGGCCTGCTCACGACTGCGAGCGCCGCTGATGATCTGGCTATTCTGCCTAGCTTCAGGTCCAACGATGTGCGCCAGCAGTATCGCCGCAATCAAAGCCGACTTGCCATTCTTTCGGCCAACACTGAGGTATGCGCGGCTTGTGCCCTTCGGGTTGTCATAAACATCCAAGATGAATTGCCGCTGGAACTTCATCAGCTTGATCGGCTTGCCCACCAGCTTGCCCTCAGGCACCGGGCAGAATGCCTCGATGAATTTGCAGACCTGTTCGCCCCTAGTCACTGCGTCCTCGTCGGCATGGCAATTAAGTCGTTCTCATCGAAACCGTTGATGACAGCACGGCTTTGATTGACCGACTGACCCGCAGCATTGATGGTTCTAGGGTCAGACGCCATCTGGTTTAGAGACATAGAACGGATCACGGCAAGCTGCCTGCGCTCAAGCGTGTCGATTACATTTAGCAGGGGATTTGGAATAGGCGTCTCGCGTTTGTTCTTTATCAAAACACCCGTGCGATCCAGCATCTCGTGATGCTTGCGGATGTCCGCCTCCATGCGCACGACCTTGGCCAGCAAAAGCAGGTCCATGTCTCGCCAGTCCTCCCTCGCGCGCGCGCGCGTGAACTGGTCCCATATGACCTCTTCCTCATCGCTGCGCAACTGCACACCTTCAGGCGGGGGAACGCTCTCCATGGCCCCCTTGAACCCACCCAAGGCCGCCGTGACGCTGTTCT